CTGACAATCCGGCCGCCAACGCCGCGATCGAAGCGGCGTTCATGCAGTGGGCGAAGGCGATCGATCTCGCCGGAAAGCTCCGCACGATGCGGATGGCGAAGGCCGTGGATGGCGAAGCGTTCGCGCTGCTCACCACGAATCCCGAAATCCAGAGCGAGGTCATGCTCGACCTGCGGCTCATCGAAGCCGATCAGGTCACGACTCCGTCGATGCGTCTCTGGCAGCTCCCGAACAACGGCGCCGTGGATGGCATCGAGTTCGATGAGTATGGCAACCCGACCTTCTTCCATGTGCTGCGTGCACACCCAGGCGCACTGTTCGGCCTCCCTGGAAGCGAGTTTGATCGCGTGCCTGCCGCCGGAATGGTGCATGTCCACCGCGTCGACCGGCCGGGGCAGTCGCGAGGCATCCCTGAGATCACGCCCGCGCTCCCTCTCTTCGCGCAGCTCCGTCGCTACACGCTCGCCGTGCTCGGCGCCGCTGAGACCGCCGCCGACTTCGCAGGCATCCTCTACACCGACGCGCCCGCAGCAGGCGAGGCCGAGTCCATCGAACCGATGGACACCGTCGAACTTGAGAGTCGCGCGCTCGTCACCATGCCTGCGGGCTGGAAGATGGGCCAGGTCGACGCGAAGCAGCCGTCGACGACTTACGGCGAGTTCAAGCGCGAGATCCTGAACGAGATAGCGCGATGCCTGAACATGCCGTTCAATGTCGCGGCAGGAAACAGCGCTTCCTACAACTACGCCTCCGGTCGTCTCGACCATCAGACCTACTTCAAGGCGATCCGTGTCGAGCGCAGCGAGTTCGAGTGCCGCGTCCTTGATCGCATCCTGAGCGAGTGGCTGCGCGAAGCCGCGCGAGCGCTCGGCATCGTGCCGGCACAACTGCGTGACGCGATGCATGTGCCGCACGCGTGGTTCTGGGATGGCCACGAGCATGTCGATCCTGCGAAGGAAGCGACGGCGCAGTCCACGCGACTGACATCACACACGACGACTCTCGCAGCCGAGTACGCCCGCCAGGGCCTCGACTGGGAGGAGCAGATCCGCCAGCGGGCGAAGGAGGTCGCGCTCATGGACGAGCTCGGCCTCTCTTCCCTGAGCGCCGCAGGAGTGGCGCGCGACGACAGCAACGAACCCGACACGGAGGAAAGCGATGCCCTCGGCCCACGCAACAACTGAACTGCGCGCCGTACGCATGAGTGCCCCGATCGAGCACTGGAGCGATGTTCAGGCGCGCGCTGAGGACGGTGGCGAAGCCAAGGCGCTCCGTCGCTTCGAGATGGTGGCCTACACGGGCACCGCAATGGTGCTCGCCGGATGGGACGCGCCGGTCGTGATCGATCTCGCTGGACTGTTGATCCGCGGCGCGGCGCGACCGATCCTCAAGGACCACTCGCAATCGATGATCGTCGGGCACACCGAGAGCGTCGGTGTCGAAGCGGGTCAACTGCGAGTCGCAGGACTCGTGAGCGGATCGGGCCGAGTCGCCAGCGAGATCGTCGAGAGCAGCCGGAACGGGTTCCCTTGGCAAGCGAGTGTCGGCGCGCGTGCAACGCGCACCGAGTTCGTGAAGAAGGGCCAGACCGCCGCGGCGAACGGCCGCACCTTCGAGGGACCACTGCACATCGTGCGCGCCTCGACCTTGAACGAAGTGAGTTTCGTGGCGCTCGGCGCTGACGACGACACATCGGCCCGCGTGGCCGCATCAAAGGACACGAACATGCCCGAAGAACCAATCACTGAGATCGCAGCACACACCAACGTGGAGGCTGCCGTCGCAACTGACCCCGTCACAGAGATGCGCGCGCGTGCGGCAGCCGAGGCAACTCGGATCGCGGCACTGCACATTCTTTGTGCCGGTCACCCTGAGCTCGAAGCGAAGGCGATCGGCGAAGGCTGGTCCACCGAGCGCACCGAACTCGAAGTGCTCCGTGCCGCGCGCCCTGCATCCGGCCTCGCCGCGCCGAACATCGGTGCTGGCCGTGGCCCACTCACGCAGAAGGTGCTCGAGGCGGCCGCATGTCTCTCCGCTGGTGTGAGCGAGAAGCGGTTGCTCAAGGACTTCGGCGAGCAGACTCTCGATGCGGCCTCTCCGCTTCGATCGATCGGTCTGCGCGAGCTGGCCGCGAACTGTGCGCGCCTCGAAGGCAAGCATGTGCCTGGAGTTTTCGGCGATGGCGCCGCGACGATCCAGGCGGCATTCACCACGCTGAGTCTGCCGACGATCCTCGAAGGCACGATGCAGCGCACGATGCTCGAGGCGTACGAGGCGGTGCCTGTCGTCGCCTTCGATGTCTGCCGCGTCGGGAGCGTGAAGGACTTCCGCGAGGTCACGCGCGTGCGACTGCTCGGCGCTGGTCGATGGGAGAAGGTCGCGCAGGATGGTGAACTCAAGAACGGTCAGCTTTCTGAGCAGACCTTCAAGAACCAGGCCGAGACGCGAGGCATCATGCTCACGCTCACTCGGCAGGATCTCATCAACGACGACCTCGGCGCCTTCCTCGATCTGCCTCGGCAGGTCGGCATGGATGGCGCAGCGACGATCGACGATGAGTTCTTCCGACTGCTCCTCTCGAACCCCGGCACCTTCTTCGGTGTCGGCAACTCGAACTTCCTCTCTGGTGCAGACACTGCGTTCGGAGTGGATTCGCTTTCCCTCGCACGCGCGAGCTTCCAGAAGATCAAGGTCGGTCCCGGCACTGAGGCAAAGGACAAGAAGCCGATCAACATCCGACCGACGCGCTTGCTCGTGCCGGTCGAGGTCGAGACGGATGCGCAGGTGCTCCTGGGCTCGGCGCAGATCCAACTCGATGGCTCGTCTGCGAAGACGAAGCTGCCGGTCGACAACCCGCACCGCGGCAAGTATGTGCTCTCGGTTGCGCCGCATCTCTCGGACACCTACTACTCGGGCAACAGCGCGAAGGCTTGGTATCTGTTCGCCGACCCGCGACTCGTGGCGGCGTTCGAGATCGTCTTCCTGAACGGGAAGCAGCAGCCGACGATCGAGCGCACACCGACTCCGGCGAACACGCTCGGCGTTTCATGGGCCGCCTACATCGACTTCGGTGTGCGCGAGCAAGACCCGCGCGGCGCAATCAAGGTCAAGGGCGAAGCCTGATCCATCAAAGCCCCCGGACGGGCCGGGCGCGGTCCTCGTGATCGCGCTCGGCCTTCTTAACCAAGACATAGGAAGGACACATCCACATGGCTCGCTTCATTCATGAAGGCAACTCGATCGACTACACACCTGGCGCTGATGTGGCTGCGGGTGCAGTCGTCGTCCAGGGCGAACTCGTCGGTGTCGCTGCGCGCGACATCAAGGCGAACAAGCTCGGCGCACTCGCGGTCGCGGGAGTCCACGACTTCCCGAAGCAGACCGGTGGCAGCACCGCGATCACCGCTGGCGCGCTCTGCTACTGGGACGCCGGCAACTCGCGCGCGACGACGAGCGCCGCTGCTGGTGCCAACAAGCTGATCGGCAAGTGTGTCATCGCAGCGGCTGACGCCGACGCGCTCGTGCGCATTCGCATGTCGCAGTGACCTCCCCTCCGGACCCCCAGAATCGGCCCCGCACTTCGCCCTCCCCATGCCAGACCTCATCGCCAATGGAGCCGAGTGGCTTGCCGAGCAGCGTCGCTCGCATCTCTCTCACGAGATCGAGTACGTGGCCGGAACCGTCTCAACGAACATCGTCGCGACCATCGGTCGCACCGAGTTCGAGGTTGTCGGCGAGGGTTCCGGGGGCGGCGTCATGGAGCGGACCGAGTCGCGCGACTTCATCGTCGCGACCGGCGACCTTGAAGAGGCGCCTGCCCGCGGGGATCGAATCCGCGAGCGGCGTGGCGCACTCGTCTATGTGTTCGAGGTCATGGCCCCAGTCCAGAGCGCTCCCGCCTGGCGTTGGGCTGACGCGACTCGCACCGCATATCGCATTCACACACGGCTCGTTGGTGTCGAGCCGACCCATGTGCCTCCACCGGAGATCATCACTTGAACGACATCGTTGCCATTTTCCAGATCATCGCGACTGTCG